TGCTTTTAATGCTTCTACTGTCTCATCTATTACATCACCTTGTACCCAATACTTCGCAACCTCTCTTAGTTTTTTTCAGAAGCCCCTTTCATGCTTTCGCCATAAGCAACAATGATTGCTTGCACAATATAGTGATTTTCCATTATTGCTTCTAAATTATCATCATCAAAAAGCACCTCATTACCTTCCTCATCTTTGATTCCAGACCAACCAACAAGAACAGTTTTAACAAAGTTGTCATCACCACCATCAATTATCTTCTCGAAATCTTTACGACTAACATTTTTAAATTTAGCCGTAAATGTTTCTTTCTTAAATTTACCTTTATAAGGTGTCTGAACAGTTACATCCCAATCGTATTCTGTAACTTTTTTGAAGACTAATGGCATAAGTTAGGTCATTACTATACTTAGCTCATTATTACCTGCTGTTGTAGGTAATGCCAAGTACGGTAAGTTTAATGCATTTACACCACCAGTATCAGCACGAGTAACCTGTGTAATATCTGTTTGTGGAACATTAACAGTAACAATGTTACCAGCAGTTGCTCCAAGAACAATAGAACTATTACCTGTAGCAGTAGCAACAGCTTTAGCAAAGTAATCTGTTGTAGCTCTTACTGGCTCTTCTATAACGGCAGTACCACCAGGCGCACGATTAGTAATCAACACCTCTTGACTAGATGCTGTTTCTTTATATAACACCTCATTGTTAAGAGCCAAATCAAAAGATTCTAATCTCTGTGATGTAGCACCATGAAATGTTGCAGTAGTGACGTTTGTGTCATTTACTTCTAATGCTGCTGATTGATTAGCAACTGTAAATGTACCAGACATCGCTGTACTATCTGGAGCATTATAAATACCAGTAAATTCAAAATTTATTTGAGCAAACTGACCTGCATTCATTGAGATTGTTGCAGTTCCTCTGCATCCTGTTATAACGTGTCTTGTCGCACCATAAAAACATAAGATTGTACAACTAGAAAAAGAAGCACTGACAGGAGCATAAGTAACGCTAGTTGAACTAGCTATTGTCTCGGAAAGTCCACAACTTTTTAATAAAGGTGATAGCGCACTCGCAGTACCTGCTGCGCCTGATCCTGATAATTCAGCACCAAAAGATACTGCTACACGTTTATTAGCAAGTAATGTACCTTGTGTACTGTTACCTAAAAAGCCTTGAAAGGTAGAAGCTTGTACATTGTCAGCTTCAATTGGTGTTACTTCTATGTCAGTAACTTGAATAGCATTAGAACCAGCTACAGGAGTTGGATTACTCCCATATGTGGATTCAATCTTCGCTAGTAGTTTTGTCGTTCTTGTTAGAGCCATTGTCAGAGGAGGAATCGGTTTCTGGTACTAGTGTAGTCTTTCCTGTTTCTGGATCGAACATATATGTTCCACCTTCACCAGGATTAGGCACTTCTGTATTTAGTTTAGCCATGAAATCATGCAGCAGTTAAATCAGATCTACTTGTACGATAACGCACAATGAAATCTTGACTAATTATACCAAGAGGTACATCAGCCTCAACCAAACTAAAATCAGTACGATCTGGCGTTAGATCCAGAGCATACGAATTTATAGTCTGATCTGCCATTAATCTTAGATGAACTTGCTGCGTATATGTATCAGAATCATCATCAGGTACGGCAGCCCTAACAATTGTTGATACTCTGACCCTCATTGACCAATCTAACTTGTCAAAAAAGTTTGTACTTGTTGGATTATCTTCTACTGGCTCAATAATTATTGCTGGTGTTTCTGCTCTAGCTAAAGGTTCTACTCTAGATCTATAAACAGTAGCATTAGTTATAGCATCTAGGTTTGTTTTCATTCTTGCTAATATTAGCTCTCGTCTTGTATCTGCCATTATACTTTGCTCAATAATAGTGTAGTAAAACTGCCATCATCTATAAGCAAGTTTTCTCTTACAGTGTAATTTGTAGAATCTACAGATATTGCTGTTCCACGAGATGCAGAAGTAACATCAGTTGTTTTTGATGTTAATAAATATTCAACAGATGTAGCAAGACCACCACCAATTACATCTGTAGGTTTATCTAAAATACCTTTGAAAGCAGTGCCACTACCAATCTGACAACTTACACCAAAGTCGTTTAAATATACGTTCAAGGTGTCAGCATCTTCAGTTAGTGCCATTTACTTTTTTCTTGCTGTTGTTTTTTTTGGTTTTGCTACTGCTACAGGGGCTTCTATTACTTTGCCCATAGAACTTAACAATGCAAAATCACTGTCACTTATGTCGTATGTCTCTCCAGCTTCTAGTGCAGATCCACTAGCACATACGTTTTCTAAACACTTTATTTTCATAAAAAAAAAGGGGGTGTAATACCCCCTATAATAAACCAATTATGTGGTTACGTCTAAGATTGCAGCAAATGATTGTGCATGACGAACAGCAACATCAAATGCAACTACAGCCTTAACAGAAGTTAAGTTCTTAGCAAAGTCATCACTGTCTTCACCAACTGTAATCTCTACTCCACCACCAAATAATCCAAGGATTGCTTGAGAGAAGTCACCCATTACAACAGCAGAACAAGAACCTGATGTAGAACCCTTAGTTAGGTTGCTAGGAACTTGGTTTGTCATTGCTAGTGGATAGCCGTTAACAGCAATTGGAGTAGCACCTCTACCTAAAGCCTGTAGATTGTTGTTAACAAGATACTCACCACCAGATGTCTTAAGTTTCTTAATAGCACCCATCACTTTAGCGTTGGTTACATAAGAAATAGAATCTGCGTTAACACCTGCATTATCTTCCATGATTGCAGTTTCTAGATCAACTAGCTTGTCTACTGTGATCGCACCACCGTTAGTACCGATTGCAACTGAACCAATACCAGAAGTTTGCATGATACCTGTAGGCTGACCTGATGAACCAGAACCGTTAAGAATGCCAAGATCAAGACCAACATTGATGCCGTCAGAAAGATCTCTTCTTACTAGCTCTTCAATACCAGGAGTTGCCTGTATGAGCATATTTCTAGAGAACTTAGACATTGTTGCTAATGTCTTAGGTGTCATTGAAATCTGATCAAATGTTGACTCAGCCTGTGTAATAGCTGTTGTCTCTGCGGATAAGTAACCAGTAGATGCAACACCTGATCTTCTTGGGATTGCAACATCACCAACTAGACCTGATAGGACTTGAACACCAAGACCAACCATAACTGTGTTGTTTCTTAATGCTTCGATGAAATCATCAGCCCTTAGATCTGTAGCAACAATGTTTCCACCAGTTGTAGCTCCAGAAGTTACATATGTAGCTCTGTTTAGTGCAGAGTAAGGAATAAACAATGATCTACTGCTTCCACCAGTAACACTGTTTTTAGCAATATCCTGAGATACTTCTCTAGCAAAACCAGCACCTGGTCTATCCCAGTTGCCATCGCATAAAGCTTGTATACCAGCAGAGATTTTATACTCTCTGTTTTCCTTATGATTTAGTTCAACAGGTGTAACTGTTTCAATTGGTTTTGCACCTAACTTCTCAAGAACATTAGCTCTTGCTTCATTAAGTGGTGTGCCGTTTGCAATCATCTGATCACCCATTTCTGTTAATGAATGTCTGTTGCAAAGAGCAGTAATTTCTCTAATTCTTGTACGTTCATCAGATTGAGCTTTTTTAGTAGCTTCTGAACGCACAACCTCTAGGTTTTGTTCTTCGGGCATTTCCTTTTCGGGGGTTTGGGATTCTACGACAGAAGCCGTATCTGCGTTTGCACGCTTATCATCCATAATAGGATGATTTTCGTCAATAGGCATAGTATCACTATCAACTAATGACCTACCAATACCTACGGAGGTATCAGCAGGTGTGGCAACAATAGAAACCTCATAAGGTTGCCAATTTGTTGCCAAAAAGTCATTATTTCGCTCTTCCATGTCGTTAATTACATAACCTGTACTGACATTGCGTAAAATTCCATCTTTTACGTCTTGCCTTACTTCTTCTGCAAAACTATTTTTACTAAATCTAACTCTTGAGTAACCTTTCTTTTTTTTCTTATCTACATAAGCACGTTCTACAACACCAATCACTTTATTAGGATCATGGTTAAACAATAGTGGTGCAGAGTTGTTTAGCCTTTCAAGATTTAATGCACCTTCATCATGACTAAGCACCTCCATACCAAAATTACGAGCTACTGGAAACTCACTAGAGAAGGCAAATTCGTAAACTCTTTCGTCTTTCTCTGCAAATGTAGTTTCACCACTTCGCTTGTAACATTCTGTAACACTTCTGATAGGATCTATCTTGGTTAATGTGCTGAATCTATGACCTGCATAGATATCTGTGGATTCACCATCCCTATAAATTTGTATTAAGGCTGCTGGATCTTCTGCTGTTCCATTAATAACAAATTCAGAGCTTGGTACATCAATCTGACCATCTCTTTCAATTTTCGTAATCTTACCTCTAGCAGTATTGCCAGAAGCATTCCAACTTACAAAATCTCCAGTTTTTAAGGCATCTGGTGCTGCTCGTTTTTTACTTTTAGTCACAGGCATAGAACGTAACTCCTTTATTCTAGCGGATTTTGGATCTGAAAAACTTTTTCCAGCATCACCGCCCCATGCTGCCCATGCTACACGACCTTTTGACGGATAGCCATCTTCACCAGGACTAAATCCTTCTGCTTGCTTGTCAACCTCATGCCTTGCAAACCATGCAGACATTTCAACAACAACCTGTGGACTTAGCTCACTACCACTAAGTATTTGCGTTGCTCTTCTTGCTGCCACCTCTGTACCACCTGCTTTTCCTTCTTTTTTCCAATCTCTATATCTTTGTGCCTCCTCTTTCATGCCAGCAGTTGGCATTAAATCTATCTCCGTTCCATTAATAGTTGCCACTTGCTTCCTCCGATACGTTTTCAGCATCCTCATCTGTTGGTTCTAAGGTATCACCAAATGGATCAATACTACCGACAGGTTTGAATTGTGAACCACCTGATTGTGTTGTAGCACTAGGATCAGAATCGGTTACTATATTCATTTTGTCTAATTTAGCTAGTTCAGATTGTCTCTGTGCAAGAAGTTCTTCTACATCGCCACCATTTTCTGCAATACATTCTGACAATGTTTTTAAGCCAGATCTAATCGCATCACGTTGTGCCATTACTTCTTTTTGTGGATCAACATAGCTATATCCTCTACATACCCATCTAACCTTTTCATATCTTTCGGGTTCTGTCTCATATGTAGGTAGTTGCAGTGCATTATTCATAACAGCCATCTCTAACCATGCTTCATATATTGGCTGATAGAAGTTTTCTTTTAACATCTGCTGTATTGTTCGCCAGTGATCTCTATCTTGTATCATTGCTAAACGACTAGAACTATAGTTTGATTGAGAATAGTCAGAAGATATCGCCTCAAAACTACAACCTAAACCACTCGCCATGCTGCGTAACATGGTACGAACAAAAGGATCAAATTCTCCGTTAGGGCTATCCATATCAGGAATAGTTACATTTGCACCAGGCTCTAGATATTTAAACTGACCTGGTTCAAAACTAGTCACTCTGTCATAGTCATAAACTTCGCCACCAGCATCTAATTCACCTTCTGGTGTACTAATAAACCCCATCAATGCACTACTTGCACGACATCTAATAAGACTCGCTTCTATATATCCATCAAGTTGTTTTAAATGACTAATAGCACTTGCTAAAAAAGGTATGCCACGATGCTGACCTGGTCTTTGTGGCATGAATAAATGTATTACATCTCTTGCTGGCACAATAATATGTTGTTTTTGTCCGATAGGTGCAGAAAAATTACTATCGCCAGGGTGCTTTGTAAGAAAAGCATAATTAACAGCACGTTGATATACATCCATTTCTATTCCTAATCGCCATACATTCTTAGGATCAGATAACTTTCCTTTGTAATCTTCGTCTAGCTGATCTGCTTCTATTACCTCTAAAGCAAATGGAACTTTACTTCTTCCAAACTGCTTTCTATGCATCACAACAAAACTTTCGCCACTTTCTATCATTGATCTGACAGCTAATCTTTCTAACTCGGAAAAACATAAAACACCCCTTACATCACAGCTATCTTTTCTACCCCACATAGACCATTGACCTTCTATCTGCTCATTTAACTTTGTATATAACTCATTATTTCTTTGTTTTCTTATCTGTGCCTGTAATCTTACCCCTGTACCGACTACCTGATTTGTAGAATATCTAATTGCCTGTGCAGCATAATTATTATTACGAACAAGATCATGGACATTAGATCTTAATTTAACAATACCTTGTTTCCATTCTTGATCAGCAGATGTTTGGTTAGTTACCCAACTGGCAGACAATCTGTCTACTCTTGCTCCTGTATACGACCTTCTGCGTTTTTTTACAGGTTTTTGCTCAAATATGTCTTGATTTGACGTAAAAAAGCCTTTCCATGCGTTAACTAAACCCATTTCTCCTCCTAAAATCGGACATAAAGATTTTTGGGATCACCTAATCCCTGTGCTATTAGTGAAGCACGCTGCTCACTTTTGACAATACTTTTTAACTGACTTTCTCTTGCTATTAACACAGGTAAATCCAGACGTTTAAATGTTCTGTCTCCTATAGTGTATTCTTTTGCTTTATCAGAAACAATAGCTCGTATAGCAGCAGAAATATTAGCTAAATCTGTTTCTGCTGTTGTTCTGTAATCTATAGCACTTGGTGTACCAGTATATTCTAGTTTTTGTTTTACAGTTAATGTGCCTTGACCTAACTTAAATTTTTCTGCGGACTTAGAAACAATTGCACACCAATACCAATCACCTGCATCAAAGTTTGTTGTATCAGAAGCACTAATAGTAAATTCCCATCCTGTATTATATGCACTACCTACACTTATATGTCCTTCACCTGCTGTATTAGTTCTTAAATAATACGTTAATGCCCAATCTGTACTTGTTGCATTTTGATTAAAAGGAACAGTTGTTGATTCATCTCGCCATTTAACAGTTTCACCTGCACTAATAACAGATGGAAGATCAGATACCCACATAATCACCTCTACCAGTTAGTAACATAATCAGATTGTACATTCTTTGGTCTTATTCTACCTCTATTTGCCTTAGAATCACTATTTTGATTTTGATA